GTGGCATGTGCTATCCCTTCGTGACCCAGACCTCGAACGAGTCTGCTTGTGTGAAGTAGTCCGGATAGGCAGACCCGATCCGGTTGGTGTTGCCGATCGTGGTGCACGTGATCTTCTGGATCCTCCATGGACCTGTGTCGGAGTCCACGTTCTCCCTGGCGATGTTCGTCAGGTTCATCCTCATCCGGTCAGCCAGCGCCTCCGTCTGCTTCCTGGAGATGCCGGCGTAGACCACCGAGTAGGACAGACGCCACTCGGACTGGCTGTCCCCCATCGCCCCTCCGGGGCTCTGGAGGGTGGCTGCGCCAGGGGACAGGGAGAGCCACGGGGTGAAGGTGGTCCCGGGCTCGTTCGGCTCTCCCTGCCACCCGAACGGGGCAGTCGGTGAGGCGTTGTCGCCCACAGGGAACCCCTCGGTCGCCAGTTCGCCCAGCAGCCGAGTGGTGATCGGTCCTCGTGAGATGGAGCTTGGCACTACCTCGCACCGTCCTTCAGCACCTTGATGTTGGCCTCTGCTGCCATCGTCCCAAGGGAGTCCACCCATGCCTCAAACGCAGGGCGGACGTACGGCTGAGCCTTGGTGCCCGGGTGCCGGACCTTCTTGGTGTAGACGGTCTGGCCGTTCATCTTGAACACCAGGACGCCACCCGGCTTCTTCGGGACGATCGTGTGGGGCTTGGTGCCGAACTCGACGTAGCCGCCGTACGGAGCGATGTTCTCGTTGGGTCCGATGATGACCCGGTCTGTGTCCACCCGGATCTGCAATGAAGTGCGCAGCCTGCCGGTGTCGACCGGAACCAGCGCCTCCATCTCCGCCAGGATCTGGTTGGCGCTCTGGACCAGTACCTGCTGAGTGGTGATCTGGGAGTCGTCTGCGGTCTGCCGGAGTGCGTCCGCCAGCTTGGAGATGTCAGCCTGTCCGACTGCCCCCATCACATGATCCCGGTGACCTCGAAGCGCCGGGTCGCGCGCATCGCACCAGCCTTGGCCACCGTCTGGATCTCGTAACGCCTGCCGGCCATCTGTGGGTCGTTGGGCTCGTCGACGATGATCACCTCGTCGTAGCGCTTGATCACCGCAGTGGTGTCCCAGGGGATCGAGAGGTTGGTGGTCTGCTGGTACACGTCGGTGTCGCCGACTATCACCGAGGACGAGTTGGCCACCTCCCAGATCCGACAGACGCCCTCGTAGACCATCTGCGCCAGACCCGCCGCGGTGTAGACCAGGGTCTCCTCGTCGTAGGCCTCTGGGACCTCACGACTGAAGATCTGGCAGGTGGTGGTCATCACCGCTGTGGCCTGCCCGCGCACGTAGGCGATCGCGTGATCGGAGATCGGATTGGTCGTCACGGCTCGACGATCTTCTCGTAGTCCGGCACGTTCATGTTCCCGGTGATCGGGACATCAGGCGGGTAGACCCCGCCGTAGTCCTGAGCGCCGGCCTCCAGGTTGTCGTGCATGCCCTTGCCGAAGGCGAACGGCTTGGTGTCAGGCTCCAGGGGCTCGTTGGGGCTGATCCCGCCGGCATCCACCAGAGTGCCCACGTTCGCGGCCTTGTACTGCTCCCGCAGCTTCTCCGCGAGGGCTCGGTACTGGTCTCCGACCGGGCCCAGGTTCACGCTCACGCCATCAGCGGAGTAGGACGCCTCGTTGGCGAACCTGGCAGCGATGGTGTCGGCCAGGATCGAGGCCACGTAGTACTCGGAGTGGTAGAGCGGGTACCAGGTGTCGTAGGCCCACTGGATCTCCTCGTTGGAGATCATCCAGTCACCGGACTGGTGAGCACCGGGGCCAGTGTCCTGGATCAGGAATCGCTGGGTGTCTACCTCAGAGGCTCCTGGCACGTCATAGGTGTAGGTACCGGTCATCAGCGCGTCTTCTTCCTGGACCTGTCGTTCACGAGCTTGTAGCCCGCCGCGCCGCCTCCTCCCACCAGTGCAGTACCGGTGAGACCGGGACGGTTCTGCATGAACCTACCGACGTTGCCCACGCCACGTCCCGCGCTCGCGCCCAGCTCCTTGACGGAGATGTCCTTCTCTCCCAGGCGGTTCAGCTTGCCCTTGATCTGAGTGGCCCGAGACGGAGCTCGCTGGGCCCCCGGAGGGGGTGGCTTCGGACCCACCAGTCGACGGGGCAGGCGCATCTTGGAGACCGCGTCCCCGTGCTCGATCCCCCACGCGCTCTGCATCAGAACCGCCTACGGCTCGTGAGCATGCCTCCAGCAGCACCAGCGCCAGCTGCTCCTGCGCCGATGGCCAGCGGCTTCTTGTTCTTCATCCCGAACTGGCCGACCTTGCGGGTCATCGCACCAGCGCCCATCGCGCGCCCAGCACCAACCGAAGCTGCTGGGCCGTGCACGCCCTGAGCGCCCATCTTGAACGCGCTCTGCATCCCTTGGACCATCGGCTTCAGCGTGCCCATGCCAGGCGGCTTCAGTCCCAGCTTCGAGATCTCCTCGGAGCCGTGGTCAACGCCGAATGCGCTCTCCATCACTCATCGTCTCCCAGGAGCCCCTTGCGACCGCGTCCTGCGCGTTCCATCGCCAGGACCGCGTCCCGCTGCTCAGGATGCTCGTCCAGGTACTCCAGGACCGCGTCTACGTTGTGCTCAGCCGGGTCGTAGGTCTCTTCGAGGCTCTCCGGCGGCTCAGGGTCAGCAGGAGGCTCTTCCACAGAATCTTCAGCAGGAGCCAGGGCATCCTCGCCATCTCCCTCCGGCTCAGGAGTGAGCTCGGGGTTGGTGAGCACCTCCAGGTCTACCTGGGTGTCCGGCTCCGCAGGCCAGACCAGCTGCACCCGGTCCCGGTTCAGGTACTCCTCCGCCTCCTCGCGGGTGCGGACATGGGTGTGCCAGTGCCGAGGACGCAGCGCGCCCTCTTCGAGGACCGGGATCACGAACCGAGCGCGGACGAGCGTCTCGATGTTCTTGGCCTTCTCCTGGGGGAACTCCTGCCCCATCACGTACTCCTCGCCGGCGTACGTGAAGTTCTTGGCCGCGACGAAGGAGATCCCGTCGTTCTTCAGCAGCTGGATGGCCATCTGCACTCCTAACCAGAGACGGGCCGCGGGCCGAAACCCACAGCCCGTCTCAGAGTAGATCTGACTACGCCACCGCGTTGGACAGGAAGATGCCCATGTCCTTGGCGACCACCCGCATGTCGTAGGTCATCTCGCCCTCGATGCGGTCCGCAGCGATCGGCTCCATCCGGAAGTTCTTCATCCGGATCCCGTAGCTGTTGCCAGCCAGGTACCCGTTCCAGGTGAAGGTGTAGCCGCCGGCCGGGGTCATCAGGGACGGCGAGCTGGGGGTGTAGACCAGCAGCGCCGACTTGGAGTTGGACATGAAGCTGTACGTCGCGGCAGCGTCCTGCGCCTTGGCGTCGTTCAGCTCGGCCACACCGGTCACCGTCGCGTAGCTGACCAGGATCCGCTCGACGTCGAAGAGCGACGCGAGGAGGTCGGTGGTCACCACACCACGCTGGGTGTACTTGATGCGGTCGATGATGTCCGGGTGGTTCTTCAGCTGGGTGATCGTCCGAGCACCGAGGACCAGCGTGTTGGCCTTGCGGCCTGACTGCTCCACGAAGTTCGTCTGCAGATCGGAGAACTGCACGATCGGGTCCGAGGCCGGGTCGCTCCACTGCAGGAACTGCCCTGCGCCGACCGTCCCGGTCACGCCGGCGAGGTCGGTACCCCACTGGCCGGTGGTGAAGAACTTGGCGTTCCAGTCCAGGTCCCGCCGGAGCAGGAGCTGGTTGGTGACGAACGTGGTGGCGTCAGAGTCGAGCCTCCAGTTCGAGTCGGCGTTCGCGCGGACCTGGTCGTCGATGTCCTTGTGGACACCCCAGACCTCGCAGAAGTACTGCCCCGTGTCGACCTTCCAGCCGACTCCAGCCGTCTCGGTGCCGGGGGCGCGCTTCTGCGCGTCGGTCCTGCGCCAGTCGGACTTGGAGTACTTCCAGTACAGATCGCTCTGCTTCTGCACTGGCACACGCGGGAAGACCTTGTCCGCGATGAACTGCGCCTTGTCCTGCATGTACGCAACGCTGACGTTGGTCAGCGGCACGTTGACGTGGAGATCGCTCTGAGTGGGGTTCGGCATGGCTTCTCTCCTCTCAGATCGTCAGGAGAACG